GATCGGAACTCCAACCATCGACCTCACCATATCACTAGCTCTTTTTATTGAATTGGATACATGAGTTGCAAAATCTGTTCCGCTTTCAACTATAGAGCTATTAAGAGTGTTATGCGATCCACCATGTTGATATAATTCTAGAAGATCGGTTGCACTATTATACTTGTATTCATTATCTGCATTCGGTGTATCTGTAACAACTGTCATTTCTTGGCCATCTACATATAACTGATCTACTGTTCCAGAATCGTATAAATAAAATAAATGAGATGTTCCAGATGCAACCCAATTAGAGTTAAGTATTCTTTTTGAATCATATTGATCTATCTCTGGAACGATAAATCTTAAATCATCTGCTTCACAATATTGAAATTCGCTCATGCTCTAAAATCTCCAAAGTTTACATCCAGAACCTCAAACTCTGCATTCTGGAGTCTGTTAATTATTTCCGCTATCTTATGAATCGTCTTTCCATTAGGATCAATTACATCATAAATCTTTAATTGTTTAGCCAATTCAATAGCATTATCTATATTATCAAAGGGATTTTCTTTTGCAAAATCGTTGCTCATAGCCTTTTCTAATCTTGTTTTGGTACGCTCCATTATCTTTTCCTTGGTTTATGTGGACATTTTTTCATGTTAGTTATTTTATTATCTTTCTTTTCTATACCGCAAAAAAGCTCACCTCTATACTCTCCACAAAAGCCACATTTTTTTTCTTTTATTGTACAGTATGAAAACATTAATCAATTAACTCTATGTGAACTAGATCATCAAATGAATTATCTTTTGTGTTTCCATCACTATCCCAATCAGCTCCAACTCTAACTTTTATATTTAGAAGATGTCCTATCCCTCTAACCATTCCAGCCATATAGTGGAAAGTATCCCTATCTTCCCAATCAATCGGATATGGAGCTAAATCAACTGCCTTTCCTTCCATGTGCTTAGAATACTTAACTTTCGTTGCACCTTTTTTTAACAATTCTTCCTGTCTTTCAGCAGATCGCAAACCTTCAATGATAGTAACATCCATAATTTTTATTAATTCATCTAATATCATAATCAACCGATGATCTACACCCTTCAATCTTTCTTTTGATCTTTTACCAAATTTGTACATTAACCTAACCTCCTTACGATTGACTCTGCCCACCTTCTTCCGGGATTACCTCCCCATAAATCCCAAGCTACCGAAGCCTTACTATTTTTGTCATTCCTTCGGTTTCTTCTTTCAGCTGGTGTATCATGTCTTGCAAAAAATGATGTCATTCTTTTAATTGTTTCTATTGGTAGATTCTGACCATTTGCTAGTGATCTTGCTCTAGCAACTCCAACAGCAGTTCCGCCTCTTCTAGATGGAGGAAGTTCCCTTCTTCTTTCTAATGCTCTCCTAGCAACCTCTTGAACGCTCTTTGGTGGTACAGGCATACTTACTATCGCTTTTTCTTTTTTCTCTTCATTTTCGGCTTTGTAGACCGCTTTTTTTTGGTTTTACCATAATGATAAGGCATTAGTCTTTCTCCATTTTTAATGCTTCTGCAAGTTCATCAGTTACCATATCAACTATTTCTTTAGCTATTTCTTTTTGTTCCTTATCACCGAAACCCGGTTTATCTGGAAACTTACTTGCTATCTTTGATGCTATCCTGTTTTCAAAGGCATCTGATTGCAATACCTTGACTTGACTTTCAAGAACTTGTTTAAATAGTTCCTTCAACCATTTTAATACTTTCTTTCCCATTACTTTTTCCCTTTTATATTCATGATTAAATAAATAATTGATAATGATGCGACTACGATCTGGAGTAGCTCATGGATATGAGATAAACCGATTGCATAATTACCAAGTGAGATTGCTGCTATTCTTAAACTATCCATGTTTACCATGCCCATTTAATCTTCCGCTCATATATGAAACCTTCTCTGATAAATCAGAAACTTCCCTCATCATATCATTCCGATAAGCAAGGGATGTTTCATCTGATCTTCCAAATCTATCAATTAACTTTATGAGAATCTGTTTTTGTTCATCTACTTCTTTGATAATCTCATCAATGTGTTTTGTTTGTCCTTCATTTTCAATCTTTAATTCCTCAAGGCTTTTAGCTTGTTCGCTTGACCTTGCATTCATTGAATAAACAAGATAAAAAAACATAGATGCTACCAAAAGCACCATCCCACCTTCTTGATATAAAGCTAATGTATCAATCAATTTATCTTTACCTCTTCCAATCTTTGATGCTTATAACACCAATTACTATGATCGCTGATACGACCATGAAACCAATGAACCACAGAATCAGCATCCATTATCTCTATAAAAACCGAATTTGAAACAGAATCCTCCGGTGCTAGTGGTATGTTTGCGACTATCCAACCTTGGTTTCCGCACCCTGTAAACAACAGGAATATTATAAGAGGTACTAGTATTTTCATTGAGTACGATAAAATCTCCGCTACTTAGTTTCTTGATCTTTTTGTTCATCTTTTTCAATACTAACCTTTAAAGCATCTAAAAAAGCCTGTTTGCCAAATCTTAATTGCTGAAGATTAAATTCGCTAGATTGTATCTTTCTTTCTAAATCCGCAACATGATTAATCATTACTTTCTGCTCTTCAGATAACTCTGATTCTTTATAATCCTTATTGAATAAAGTGATTATTTGTTCTTGTGGTTTCTTTTCTTTTTTTGCCACGTCTAACTCCTATTTACTTATTTTCTAAATCAGTTACCTTCTTTGATAACTCTTGTACTGCTTTTATTAATGGTGCAATCAATTCATGGTATCTCATACCATATCTATCCGCATCTTCATCATAAATCAACCCAGCAAAATCATTATTGGTTAAACTGCTATCCTTTAAGACTTGTTCGACTTCTTGAGCAATTAAACCAAAGTGCGTTCTTGCAAAGGTTTTTTCTTTTGTTTCCATCACAGCATCTTTTGCTTCTATCGCTTCAGATACCAATCTTTCTTCTGTTATTTCTTCAACAGCCTCTATTGCTGGTTCTACTTCATATTCTTCCATGATAGGAATCTTATGTGATCCAATCACCTCACCATCTTCATCATATAAATTGACTTCTTCGTATTGAGGTTCTTCTACTGTTTCAGTATAGGATACTTCTTTTTGAACATATTTACCATCTTCCTCGACAATTTCAGTTTTTGTTTTTTCAACTTCTTTAGATACTGTTTTTTGCCTTGTACCCATTACAGCTTCTTTAGCCTCAACAGCTTCTTGAACAACTACTGTTTCATATACAGCTTCTTTAGCCTCTACTGCTTTCTCTTTTTCAATATCATAGCTATAATCTTTCCATTTATATTTAACAGGGCGTAAGGCATTTACAAAATCAAGACCAAGAGATGAATCTGCAATGTTATCTTTTCGTCTTTCATCAGATGTATTTATTGTTCCATTTGTTGCAAAAATATCATCCCATCTTAAACTTGAAGTACCAATGTCATAAGCATCGTCTGCTCCGGGTTTTATTGCTCTATTATTATCAACTATAACAGCTAAATTATTTGATCCACCATCACGAGTATAAATTGCAAGACCACCATTATTACTCCCTATTGAATATCCTTCAATTGAACTAAATTGTTTAAGGTTTTCACCACTATCGTTTCCTTGAAAGGCTACTCCACCACCTGTACCAGCAGAATAAGCACTTGAATCTCTTATTGTTAAAAAAGGTGTATCATCAATAAAAACTCCATTACTAGCATGAACTGTAGCACCTTTATCCTGTGCCATATAAACATCCGTTACATCTGCATTACCAAGAGTTACTGTGTTATTGCCTTGACCTTGTGCTGTTTTTCCTATTACTATTTGATTTATTGCAGATGCACTACTGCCTCGTGCTTGATAACCGATAATTGTGTTATAATTTCCACCTTCTATATCAACTGTTCCAGTATTTCCAGATTGATACCCTACAAGAGTGTTTCCTTCTCCTGTAGTAATATTTCCTCCCGAAGCATTTCCCACAGCAACATTTTCATCGCCAGAGGTAATATCATATATAGCTAATGCTCCAACTGCAACATTGTTTCTCATATCATCATGAGTACCACCACCAGCTACTTTGTGACCAATTAATGTATTATTAATGGAGTTTACATCCATATCTCCAATAAGATGTCCAAACAATGTATTTCCTGTTGTGGAGCTATCTCCACCTGTACCACCACCATCATTATTAGATAATGAGATTCTGGAGTTGGAATCTATTTTCATTCTTGTAGTTGCTCCAGCCGATGCAGTAGCAGTAGCAAATTCTATTCGACCAGGAACTTTATTTGAACCAGCACTTCCATCTTGCATAAAATATATTACACTAGCACCTCTATAAGTGCTTCCTCCAGTATCAATACCACTTCCTTGAATTACTCCTAAATAGTCACCATCGTTTGTAGTTGCTGTTGAGCCTACAGTATTATGGTTAGATTTTCTCAGATTAATATTTGCTGAGTTTCCACCATTTGTAGAATAGGAGTGTAATTGAAAACCAACACTAGCATCACTTGCACTTGTCAAATCTAAATTAGTATTAGGACTTGCTGTGCCAATACCCGTGTTTCCAGAATCTAATATTACAAAATGAGTTCCATTTAAAGAGCTATTGTCTATTACAAATTTATCTACAGTTCCATCTACGCCCATTGTCCAAAAATGATCCCCATTATCAGCAAAAAAGTTCATTTGGACATCACCTTCAGTAGCTGTTGATTTCATTGTAATGCCTTCACCAC